TATTCCTTTCCTGTTCAAGAAATTTTCTTATAGTAGGTTCTAGCCAGCTATAATCTCCGGATTTACCAGTTATATAGTTACTCAGTTTTGACTCAGAAGTTTTGATAAGATTAGCAAAAGACTTTTGGGTCAAATGATTTTCTTTTAAATATTTTTTTAATTCTTCGCGTACAATTCGATTATCCATAATATTTCTCCTCATTTGTATAATTATTAAAACGCTTTTAGTGAATTAACCAACTCTTTTAATTTTTAAAATACAGGTATTTTTATTCTAATATATATAATTTCACTCTGCAGGTTTCAACAAGACCAAAATAGTCTCCGTAGTCGTCGTTATCAGAGTAAAAATTCTCTCTTTTCGATACGTATCCTTCAATTTTATTGCTTGAATAGTTCTTCGAAAATTCTTCGGCTAAATTAGCGCTCATTACTCCGAAATCTAAACCAGTAGCTTGATCTATTAACATATACGCATCTTTTCTTTTGTACTTATACTTTTCGATCTCTATTATATCTCCCTCTTTTAGATCGGCAATAACATCCTGTCGGTCAGTACATTCATCCTTTCTACATTCAAATGTTATGCCGACTGGGCTTATAGTCATTTGTTTTAAAATCTTTCCAGAAGGAATCCCTTTTGGTTTAACAGGCTTTTTGATTTTTTTCTGAGTAGAAATTCTTTCTTTTTCTTGTTGGTTATGTTTCGCTACAATTTTCTTGATGTCGTCGATATTAACTGCAGATGATAACTCAGATTCGTTTATGTGTTTAATTTTTTGTAAACAAGTAGAACATACCCAATATTTTTTTCTCTTAAATATCCACTTAGTAAATAGAGGTTTATAATATTCAGTTCCGCAAATACAGCAAGAATTATTTCTTTTAAATAATCTCATTGCCTATACCACCTTTTTCTTATATATAATTTTCAAAGAGTTTATATCCTCTTAAATTCCATAATTCTTTCATCATACCCAGCTAGTCTTGCTAACTGATTTTTTGTCATACCTGGATTTTCATATATCAATGAATCTGGTATGAGTAGTTCGGCTGCAAAGGTATTAGCCTCTCTTTCTATCCATGCAGTAGACAAGAATGTTTTATTACGAATAAAATAACAATTTTCTGTTCTATGTAGAATGGCGTGCCCTAACTCATGGGCCATAACAAAATGCATCTCACTGTCAGACAAATCCTCGTTGATGAAAATACATCTATGCCGTTTAAGATATAAGTAGCATCCACTGCATTTCCCCATGGAACCAATAATATACTCTATTTTAAGTGCATCTGCTAATCTGAATGGGTTCTGGGTATTGTGTTTCTTTATAAGACTCAGAACTATCTTTTTGATATCCCTATTCATGTATAACACCTACTTTTTATTTTTGTTTGGGTTGTACAACTCCTTGTTGATTTTCTTTAAGCGAACAAGCATTGCTTCTAACTGAGCAGCGAATAATTCTCTGTCATCCTCTGGAATGTCATTTCCATCAAAACTTGCAGGGCCAGCTTCTTTTGAATTTAGCTTTTCCATGATAGATACTAAATCTTTTGCAATATCTCTCTTGTCATTTGAGGTCAAGTTTTCAGAATCAAAATCCTCTTCTCCAAGAAGATAAGAGATAGGTAAATCTAGATATTGAGATATCAGCAATAATCTATCAGAAGGAAATTTTCCTTCTTTGAGTTTTCTGATATAACCATTAGAAAAACCACAGTCACGTTCCAACTTAGATATCGGTATTTTTCGCTCAATACATATTTGTTTTACAAGTTCTACACTATTCATAGTACCTCCTATTTAGAAATAAGTCTAAAATTATGCTTGACAAATGAGAGGTAACTCCTTATAATGAAATTATGATTTAGAAATAAGTCTAAAAAATAAATGATACGTAAGGAATAACCTCGATATTAACTGGTACTTATATCTTAGATTATTTTCTACATATTGTCAATATAATTTAGAAATATTTCTAATCATTTACCCGAATAACAACTGCATATATAAAAAAAGTCGCCCTTATGGCAAAAAGAGCGACCGCATGAGTAAATCTGTGGAATAAGAAAAAACAAATTGCTAATACAAACCTATTTTTAAGGAATGTATGTACCAAAGTAGCAACAGCACACAGAACAAGCGTGAAGTTACATAAATCGGAAAAGGTTATGTACCTTAAACAAAAATATCCTTTCGTAGTCTCACAGATTACTCTTTTGAAAACGTTACTCCTTGGCATCTCCTTTCCAGCCATTTTATGACCTTTAGAAAAATATCTAAGTGCAACAAGGTTATTGTAACAAATATATATGCAGTTGTCTATAAAAGTAGAAAAGGAGGGAATTATGATACTTAAAAAGATTTTAGAGCTGGCAGAGAAGAACAATATCTCAGTTAGCTGTCTTGAAAAAACTCTGGGATTTGGAAATGGAACGATTAAGAAGTGGGGAGAATCGTCTCCAAGTGTAGATAAGCTAAAAAAGGTAGCCGATTACTTCGGTGTAAGCATTGAGTATTTCTTAGAGTAGAAAGCGGGGTGAGGAAGAAATATGCTAACACCCACGGATTGTCTAAATATTATATGTTTTATTATTTTAACGATTGTAGTAATTGCGTGTATTGCGTTTGTGAAAAAAATGAAGCTTCCGTACTGGAAGCTCCAAATTAGCTGGATTGTTCTTAATGAGATAATTGGTGTGGCTCTGTTAATATCTCGGCTAGTTGATTAGATATTTTAAGGAAGAAAGAACGGGCAACGGTTACTTTTTCTTCGCAAATACAGGTATATAGGTAGTCAAGGTCATTCCATAACTCTTTAGGGACATAGGGATATACCTGAAAGAAACTTTCACCGCACACTTCTACATTTTTATATTGACAATCGGAAAGATATTTAGAAGTGCTAGAAAGAAAGTTTTCAATGGCAGTTCTTCGTCTTGAACAGTATTCGGACATTTCTTTTTCCTCAATATCTAATTTGCGAAGTTTTAGTTGATGCTTATTGTTTATACAAGCAGTTAAAAGAGGACCGACAGAAACACCGATAATCGAAATGATAACAGCAATCCAAGCAGCTATGGCACTCCAATCTATGGATTGAACATTCATAAACATAATTCTCCTTTCGTAATACTCGGCATGGCAGTGCCTGTAAGTAAATTATAGATGGGAGAATAGGGAAAAACAAGAGAGAATACGGGAGGAGTTTACATGACAGTAAAACAAATAGCGAGGTACACAGCCTTAGCAAAGCGTTATTCAGAAATCGTATTGGCTTCCGGTAGTAGTTGGAAGCCGGAATATGCCGAAGAACTAAAAGAGCTTGGCAGAGAACTTACAGCTTTGAGAAAAGAAATGAAGAAACACCTTAATACGGGAATAAATCCGTGAAACAAGGACAATCCGTGAAACATACCATGAAATAAGGAGGTGGAAAATATGACATACCGAAATATAGTAGTCATAAATGGAAAAGAAGTTAATATTGAAACACTTCCAAAAGAAGAAAAGGAACGGCTTGCCAGAGAGTGGAATAGAGCAGCTGCAAGGAAATTAAATTACATAGAAGATAAAACCGCCTGAGGCGGGAAAGGAGGGACAAGCAATGCACAGTGAAAGTTTAACACAAGCAATCTTAGGAACAGCGCTGTTATTTAACACAGTTTTTGAAATTCCAGATGATATGAGCCTTTTTGGGCAGATATTTGGAGTAGGAATAGTTACATATATGTTGTTCTGGAGTATTGAGAAAGTAAGAGAATGGGAAATGCTGTTAAGAAAAAAGTCCGCCCGGCGGCGACCGAAAGCGGACTAGGGAATTTAATTAACAGGTTTATTATACAAGAATGTAGAGGAAAAAGCAATGGGAGAATTTGCACAATTAGAAAAAGAACTTTTACCTGTTTTTGCTGAAATAGAGCGAATTAAAGAAAAACACCGGATAACTTCTCTTACCTTAGAAAGTTTCAATTTGATTGACCAGTTCCATGGTAGCCACGGAGGAAAAGGAAGTTTTATGGGAAAAAGAGAGTACAAGCATACCAGAAGCATAGAGCAAAATTTTACCAAGGTGAAATGATGAACTATGAAAAGAGAAAACCCGGAGCGCAATACTCCGGGTGAGTCATATATGGATTTTTTAAGCCTATAAAAAGTATAGCATATATGACTTCCGAAATCAAGAAAATAACGGGCAGAAAAGCCCGTTTTAGACTTGCTAAGTTTATTACAGTTTCGACAGGAGGACAGAAAATGCCATACATGAAAATGGTATGTAAGGCAGGAAGGACGAAGGAGATATCCAAGTATTACACTTACTGGTTACAGCCAAAAGGAAGGAAAAGAAGAGCAAGGGTAAATCCTACCACAGAACAACAGCAAAAAATAAATGACAGACATCTGGTAAAAAGATTAACTCGTCTGCTAAATGCTAATTTTAATAAAGACTGTTGGTACGTAACCTTTGACTATAAAAAAGAGCTGCGCCCACAGAGCGTAGAGGAATTACATAAGCATGAACAGAAGTTGCTACGGAAGATAAGGGATATTTATAAAAAAGAGAACCTAATCCTGAAATATGTGTGGACCGCAGAAGTAGGAAAACGAGGCGGAGCACATATACACATGGTATTGAGTCCGATTGATACAAGGAAGTTAAGGGACATCTGGCCGCATGGGTGGACGACTATGAAGCCTATGGAAAGGAGCGGGCAGTACCGGAGACTGGCAGAGTATTTTATTAAATACTTTCAGAAAACAAGGGAAACCAACGAGCAGATACAGAAGAAATCCTACAATCCAAGCAAGAACCTCATCCGTCCAGTGCCGAAGAAACAAAAAATGAAAGGAAATCAATTTTCAAAGGAGATTAAAGTTCCTGCCGGCTGGTATCTGGATAAAGACAGTTTAAGAGAAGGAATAACAGCAGATGGATATGAATTTATCTATTATACACTTATAAAGGAGGGCGGGTAAGTGAAAAGTATAAACCTATACATAGAGACCAGTAGCACAGCCTTCCAGAAAAAAGAGAGACGTTGCGGTTATGTGCTGGAATACATAAAAAGGAATACTCCCATAACAAGGGAAGGCTTCCGAAGGGGAAAAGGCACGTACAATCAGGAAATTTTAAGAACTTTAACAGAAGCTCTAAAGAGGGTGAAAGAGCCGTGTGAAATCTGCATCTATTCCAGAAACCAGTTTGTTCTGTGTGCAATTAGGGACAAGATGGAAATATGGGCAAGGGAAGACTTTGAGAAAATTAAGAACCGGGAAGATTGGGAAGAACTATGGAAAATGATACAAGAGCATGAAATCAGCGTGGAAGTAGGCAAACACGCTTATTCAGATTGGATTTTAAGAGAAATGGAGGAACGACATGAAAAAAACAGGTAAGAAACAAAAGAGCATCTTGCAGAACCAGAGCGAAAAACAATGCTATTTGTGCATGGTATTGCATGGAGACAACGGGTATAAGCAAGTAGAGGACCATCACATTTATTTTGGCAATTCAAACCGAAGAAACAGTGAATTTTATGGATTTAAAGCAAACCTCTGCCTAATGCACCACCGCATAGGCAAGGAGGCAGTACATAATAACCGGGAAACAGACCTGATACTAAAAAGAATATGTCAGGAAGAATTTGAAAAGAACCATACAAGGCAAGAATTTGTAAGAATTATTGGAAAATCTTATCTGGATGGAGAATTTGAACGTCCAGCATCTTAAGGAGGAAAAACATGAACAAAGTAATTTTAATGGGGAGATTAACCAGAGACCCTGATGTGAAATACACGGCCGGAGATAATCCAATGGCAATCGCAAGATATACACTAGCCGTAGACCGACGCTTTAAAAAAGAGAATGAAGCAACAGCAGACTTTATTAGTTGCGTTGCCTTCGGAAAGGCGGCAGAATTTGCCGAAAAATACTTCCGTCAGGGTATCCGCATTGTAGTAAGCGGCAGAATTCAGACAGGAAGCTACACAAATAGAGATGGGAACAAAGTCTATACAACAGATGTTGTAGTAGAAGAACAGGAATTTGCCGAAAGTAAAAATAACGCAGCAGGAAATAACAATGCACAAGATAATACGGCAGCAGGACAGCAGTCCGGGAACCAAGGGGTATCCGTAGATGCAGATGGCTTCATGAATATCCCGGATGGAATTGATGAAGAACTGCCGTTTAGTTAAGGAGGGTAATTATGGCATATAGAATACCTGTAACAAAAAAAGAAGTGACGAAAGCAAAGGGTATGTATACAGCAGGATATAGCATACAAGATATTGCCTTCGAGCTTAACCGTACCGGAAATACAGTACGGCGTATGATATATGGGTTCTATGATAACTTAGAACCTAAGAAACCAAAAGAGAAAGACAAAGAAAAACCACTGTGGCAGGTATGCTTCGAAATCGAGTGGATGAACACAGTAAATAAGCTAAGAAAAGCAATGGGCAAAGAACCGATTTAGGGAGGAATAGAAAATGTTGCACATTACAGATAATTACTACGCTATCTCTAACAATTACGGCTACACAGTTGCAAGAGATACAGGAAGAAAAAACAAAGATGAAAGCCCAGCATATACCACTTTAGGGTATGCGGGAACGATTAAAGAAGTGGTAGAACTGGTGTGCAAGGATAAGTTGCATAAGCGAATTACAGAAGGCGATATGGAACTTAAACAGGTACTTGAGTTCATAAAAGAGCAGACAAATAGGATAGAGGAAGCATTGGGAGGAGTAAAACTGTGAAGAAATCTAATTTAATTCCTAAACAGAAATACATCCGTAGACGTACAGTAGACAGAAAGAAAACAGAAAGCATTATGGAATGTATCCAGATTACACCAGCAGGAGGAGTTTTCTTCTGCGGTGGAAATTTAGAAAAGCTTACGAATAAGGAGATAGAGGAGGAATTGACAGAAAGAAATGAAAGCAATAATAAAGTACCCAGGAAGTAAATGGTCTATTGACGATTGGATTATAAATTTCTTTCCAGAGCATCATACATATTTAGAACCATTTTTTGGTTCTGGGGCTGTATTATTTAATAAAACCAGAAGCGATATAGAAACAGTAAATGATTTGGATGGGAATGTAACTAATCTTTTTGAGTGGATAAAAAGAGACCCGGAACGTCTAGCTAAAGAAGTGTATTATACACCATACGCAAGACAGGTATATCAGGAAAGTTTTGAGCGTATACCGGAAAACAGCCTTTATAAAGCAGTACATTTTTTGATAAAGCTAAACATGGGACATGGCTTCCGGACAAACGGCCAGCAAGTAGGCTGGAAAAGTGACATACAAGGAAGAGAAAAAGCTTATGCAGCAGCAGACTGGACGACTTTACCGGAAAGAATTATAACAGCAGCAGAACGACTCAGGGGAGTACAGATAGAGCAACGGCCAGCAATAGACGTGATAGCTCGTTATAACTTCCCAAACGTTCTTATCTACGCAGACCCTCCGTATATGCTGGAAACAAGGCATGGAAAACAATACAAAGAGGAAATGACGGATAAAGACCATGAAGTTCTTCTGACTCTTTTAAAATTACATAAAGGTCCTGCGATTATAAGCGGCTACGAAAGTGAATTATATAACGAGCTGTTAAAAGACTGGCACAAGGAAAAAACTTTCTGCTATTCACAGATACACAGTAAAAAGAAAGAAATACTGTGGATGAATTTTGAACCAGAGAAGCAAATGTGCATTTTTGACTATTAAAGCGAAGTGAAAGGAAAAAATATGGCAACGATTTGTAAGACAGTATGCGATAGATGCGGGAAAGAAGTGCATTACATTGGATGGACGTCTAAATTAAAAAGAATTGGATTATTAAGCATATTGAACGGAAATCCAAGTGGATATGATTATTCGCATTGTGATTATGAACTATGTAGAGAGTGCACAAAGGAGTTAAATGACTTTTTGAAAAATAAAAAAGTGAAAGATAAGGAGAAAACTGAGTATTTATGAATGAAATAAATATAACAATATCAGTGTATTTTGAGGTTAAAAATGCAGAAGTATTTGGCGGAGAAGGAAGCACCGGATATATGGAACAACGAACAGGTGTAACCTTAGAAAAACCGAACAAGTGTGATTTGTATGAATATGCAAAAGCAGGCATTAAGAGCATTGCAAAGATGTTAGCAGTACCGGAAGGAAACGTGAGAATAATATCCAGACAGGAATATGAGGAAAAGACGGAGGAGTAAAATGAACGAAAAGAAAGTTAGAGAAGCAATAGAACTCATTAAAAGCAAAATTCGCATTTTAGAGAAACTCAAAAATTATGGAAGTGCCATAGAAGAAAGAAAGAAAAACATATAGGATTATATAATACAGCAATCGAAGCACTGGAAAAGCAGTTGGCGAAGAAATCGATAGAAATCAATGACGCTTACACTCCTAAGATTGGAGAATTTAGAGTAGCCAAATGTCCTAATTGTGGACACGAAGTATCAGATAGATTTGATATATGTTTGGAGTGCGGACAGAAACTTGATTGGTCGGAATAAGTCAATGCGGAAAGGTGGAAGAGGCATGAAAAATAAAAGAGTAAGCTGTAAAGGAAATGCTGCGGACATCTCAACTTGTGAATACAATTCTGCTTGGATTTGCAAACATCCAAAATGCAAATCTATTGTATTAACATCTACGATGTATGGGGCAAGACCAAGTGGATGTCCTAAAGTAGACGAATGGAATAGGAGAGTGAAAGAATGAAAGAAAAGAAATTATATACTTGTGAAATCTGCAACACTGATTATGCGGATAAAGAAAAGGCTAAACAATGCGAAAAAGGGCATAAGATGTTAGAGAAAGCAACGCTTGTTACTGGTATATATAAACCTATTTCTATGCTACCTAGTGGAGAGCCTTATAAAATTCGTGTGAAATTTCCGGGAACAGATAAATTTATAGAATACAGAAGGTAGATTTGTTGGAGGCGAGAAAAGAAAAATGAAAGTATTAGAGAAGATTTTGGAAGAGATAGAACATGAAATAATGACAAACAAAGAAGTAGGTAGAAAACAATGTGAAGGAATGGCTAGAGCGATGAATATTATCCGTTCCCACATGGATGATGGTAAGGACATAAATGTCGGTAGGAAAAGCGACTGGATACCTGTGGAAAATGGATTACCGGAAAAATCCGGATGGTATCTTGTGCAATTATCAGTAGGCATACCGCATGAAGATTATGCAGATAGAGTGGTTGTGTTGTATGACGGAGAAGAAAAGGTATTTATGTGTTATGAAAAACTTATAGTTGCATGGCAGCCACTCCCAGAGCCATATAAAGGAAAGGAGGCAGCAGGAGAATGAATATTTTAGATTTGATAATAGTTGTATGTAGCAGTGCAGCAGTAGTGGTAGCAATTACAATCGCTTATTTTATTGGGAAATTAAAAGGATTTAAAGAAGTTACCGAAAAGGATAATAAGTACAGAGAAGAATTTGAGCAAATAATTGTTGATTTCGTCCCAGAGAAATATGAAAGGAAAAAGGATGAATAAAGAAGGGTACAGTGATCCAACGGCAGAAAAAGCCATACATAATGCAGATAAGATGCCGAAATACATACAGAATATATTTGATAAGCTTAATCTGGCAGCAGGAAAATCAGGGGTGGAAGTGCTTGTAATTAGGGACAAAGAGACAGGAAGGAAATACAGGAGGTGAGTCCATTGCAGAAAAGACTACGAGACATGACATGGGAAGACTATGGGATATCAAAGAACCGGTATGCAGAACTGAAAGCCTTTTGTTTGCAATATGAAGAGAAGAAATCAAAGATAAATAGGGGCGTAGGAGCTATGAACTATGATGGTGTGCCGAAAAGTAACTATAAAGAAAACTCTTTAGAGACAAAAGCAATCAGGAATGTCATGTATCAAAAGGATTGCGAAATGATAGAACAGGCAGCAATAGCCACATCTGCAGAAATATATCAATACATAATCAAAAGCGTGACAAATGATTTGTCATACAGGTTTGTTGAATATGACGAGAAACTGGGGAGAATACCTGTCGGGAAAACAGAATTTTATGCAATGAGGAGACTATTTTACCATTACCTGGATAATTTAAAAAGTGGGGACAAAATAAACCTACTTTCATGATATTATGATATTGGCGAAAGTTAAGAAAGCCAAGGAACAATCTTCCTCCGTATTGGAAAATATGAAAACGGCAGCAGGGTGTCATAGCTTTGCTGCTGTATCAGGCTCAGACGGTAACGCCTGCAAGGTGGCTCTTATAGAGGGACTTGCGAAGACCGTCTTCTCCCTAACTTTATCTTTTTTAAGCACATCGGCAGCAGTACGGCAAGCCCTTGCTGCCAAACGGCGATTAGCGCAGTTGGTAGAGCACCTGTCTTATACACAGCAAGTCACTGGTTCGATTCCAGTATCGCCGAGTTGTCTAGAAAGAATTATACACCAGCTGACTGCGGTAAGCACATCAGCAAGAAAGCATCTGGAAACAGGTGCTTTTCTTTATACAAGAGAAAATATGACAGATAAAGAAGTGAAACACTTTTCAAATATTATATGGTAAAAAGAAACGTTTTATTGTATGATAAAAAGAAAAAAGTAATGGAGAAATTGAAATAAAAATGGAGAATAAAGAATTGTTGTTATATAGTGCCCGAAAAGCTATTGGAATGGTATCGATAGCAAGTGCAAAATGTGCAGAAAATGAGGAGGTATATTTTGCGATTGGGACAGCAGTACACTGGATTGCAGATTGCATTGATAGGATACCAGAGGGTATTGTAAAAACGGAAGATAAAAAAATATTTTCAGCTATAAGATGTGTAAATAATTGCTTAAAACACAATGCAAATTTTAGAGAAGCGCATAGAACTGGTGAAGATTTTCCATTTGATTTTCCGTTTGATTTTGGGGCAGAATATATATGGATGGATATAAATGATGTTGAAATCAAAATGACAGGACAAAAGAATAATTATGATAAAGAGTTGAATGGGAAAAATGTTCATGAAACACTTTCGGGAACATTAGAAATCATAAAAAAATATTATTCAAAAATTTAAAGGAGAAATAGTAATGCTTGAAGATGTAAAAATAGTTAATTTTAAAGAGATGACAGCCGAAGAAATTGAAAAACGTAATGAAGATTATATTCGGCAAATTAAACAACTTTACAGGGAAGTGGCGGAATATATCAATACTGGACAAGGTGAAGAAAGAGAACTTCGTGAACGCTATGCAGAACTTAAAAAGAAGATAACAGAAGAAGCGAAATATTTTGACGTATTAAAGAATGATATAGGAAGAGTATCAAAGGCACACTGTAATTATCAAGCAGGAATTAGAGGATGTGCTGCGTATGGCTTTGCAGTTAAAGCTAATGCGAGAATTACAACAAGCATGCTACATGCACTAGACGAAGCAGAACATAAATTAAAATAAATACGAAGTAGAATTTACAAGTAGGAATAGAACAAGGAGGCATCTGAGTAATCAGGTGCCTTTTATAGTAAAAGGAGAAATTTGAGATGCTTAAAAGCTGTACCTATTGCGGTAAAATACATGACAGCACTTATATATGTCTGCCAAAGCAGCAGAGAATGAAAGCAAGACAGAAATATAAGAAGAACATAGGGATAAATAAATTTAGAGGAACGCAGGCATGGAAAAATAAAAGGGAAGAAATAAAGAAAAGAGATAACTATGTATGCCAAGCTTGCATTAGAAACGCAGAAGGAGCACAAAGGCGATATGAAACAGATAATCTATCGGTGCATCACATAGTACCGATAGAAGAAGATTACAGTTTGAGACTGGAAAACGATAATTTGATTACTCTTTGCGATATACATCATGAAATGGCAGAGAAAGGTATCTTAAACAGAGAAAAATTAAGGGAAATGACAGAGGGTATCCCCCCGGGGTAAAAACGGGAAAAATGTACCACTTCTTCCCCACCGACGCCCAATCTCGACTTATAATTTATTCCCACATCAGATTTCGAAAGAAAGGGGGCAATGAAATGCCAACACCGACAAAACCGGCAAAAATATTAAAAATGGAAAAGAAATCCCATAGAACGAAGAAGGAACTGAAAGTTCGTGAGGCAGCAGAAGCCTCTTTATTGACAGGAATTAAGCTAAAAGAAAGCAAAGAAAACAAGGAAAATGAGGTTGCGCACAAAGAATTTCTTAGAATTTCTAAACTTTTGAAGAGTATAGGAAAAGACGATGATTTATATAGCGGAGTGATAAATAGATACTGCATAACTTTTGCAGAATGTATCGAATTTGAGAAAAAAAGAGAGTATATTTATAGCTTGATGCAGCAATTAGAAGAACGAAGCGGAGAAATGGACTTCGCAGAATATATAAAAACTGAGAAAGACTTATCAAAAACGCTGATATCGTTTGATAAACAGATACAGACGAAAAGAAAAATGCTGTTTGATATTGAAAAAGAAAACATAATGACGATAGCATCTTCCCTGCGGTCCATACCTAAAAAGGATGAAAAGAAAAATAATCCATTAAGAGAGGCTCTAAATGGTTAGAGAAGGAAAAGCTTATGCGTACGCACAGTTTTGTGCAAATGATAGCTCTGGATATGTACCTAAATATGTGAAATTACAGTGCGAAAGCTGGATTAAGATTGCTGATGGAGAAGATACAGATGCTTTTGTAGATGAAAATGCGTATAAGAAGATATGCAAACTACTGAAATTGATGGTGCATCCGGATTTGAGGTGTACAATCTATGAAGGAATGGAAGATTATGCGTGGCTATTTATTGTGGCAACCCTGTGCACCAAAATGAGAAATACACAGCAGGATATTCGTTTTTATGTAACATCAGTTCTTGAAATTGCAAGAAAAAATTTTAAAACATTTTATAGTGCGGTAATTTTTATTATTTTGATGCTGACAGAACCGGATTTTTCCAGGTTTTTTTCTGTTGCTCCGGACTTGGCATTATCTTCGGAATTAAAAAATGCAATCAGAAAAATTATTAAAGTAAGTCCTGCGCTGTATAACGAAGATGAGCCGGCTTTTAAGATTTTAAGAAGCCAGATAATTTGCCTATTAAATGATAATGAATATACACCTCTTGCATACAGCAAAGATGGTATGGACGGAAAATTGGCAAATGCTTTTTTGGCAGATGAGGCAGGGGCACTTGATGAATATCCGGTAGAAGCTATGAGGTCTTCTCAGATTACGCTTTTTAATAAACTTGGAATTATTATTAGCACACAGTATCCGAATGATAATAATGTCATGATAGATGAAATAGACATAGCGAAAAAAACGTTAGACGGGATATTAGAAGACCGGAGAATTTTCGCATTGCTATACGAGCCGGATGATGAATTAAAATTGGGAGAAGAATGGCAAAAAAATGATATGGTTATTTACCAAAGCAATCCAGTGGCGCTGAAACATTCATATATTTTTGAGGAAATAAAAAAGAAAAGAGCACTTGCCGTACTGTATGAAAATAAAAGAGAAAACTATTTATGCAAGCACAATAATATTCTTTATAAAGGATTAGGAGTCGAAGGATATATAGACATACAGAAAGTAAAAATGTGCAAAATTCAGAAAGAAAAAGACTTTTGGAAAGGAAAAAGGGTATGGATGGGATTAGATTTATCAGAAACAGATGATAATACTGCGCTGGCTATGGTTACGGAGGCTGATGGATATATTTTCGCAAAAGTATTTGGTTTTGTTCCAGAGGATAAAATAGAGTACAAAAGTAAGAGAGAGCATGTTGATTATAAAAAACTTATTCAAAATGGAGATTGCTTCGCATGTGGAAATGAAGTAATCGATTATATTTTTGTGAAAGATAAAATAAAGGAGATTGAAGATGAGTATGAAGTAGAAATACAAATGATAGGCTATGATAAATGGAATGCACTGGCAACCGTACAAGGGTTAGAGGCTGATGGGTATGAATGTGTAGAAATAAAGCAACATTCTTCAGTTTTACACATGCCTACAAAATGGTTAAAGGAAATTATTTTGGAAAAACAATTCAAGTACATAGAAAACAGGATGCTGGAAATTAATTTTCAAAATGCCCGATGTACAGAAGACACAAATAAAAATAAATATGTAAATAAAAAGAAATCCACCGGAAAAGTAGATATGGTTGTAGCCTTGATTAACGCTATCTATTTATTGCAGCAGTATATGATGTACGGTGTAGATGACTTTGTAGTACAAACAATATAACAGGAGAATGTATGAAGATTTTAGAAAAAATCATTCGCTCGGAACCGGTAAACGCAAACGAAATAAACGATTTAGGGTTAAACGCCTTGATTACAGGAGAGGACATAACGAGAGAAAAAGCTCTTGAAATCCCTGCCTTGGCAGGATGTATAGATTATATAGCAAAAACGGTGTCTAACATTCCCATTAAGCTATATAAGAAAGAAAATGGCGAGATTAAAGAAGTAGAAGACAGAAGAGTGACACTTCTTAACGAAGAAACAGGAGATATGCTGGATGCAACGCAAATGAAAAATGCAATGGTGAGAGATTACTTTCTGGGAAAAGGAGGATATTGCTATATACATAAAAATGGCATAGAAGTAGAGTCTTTGCATTATGTAGACTGTTCCAAGGTTGCTGTTACAGCAGGTGTAGATCCGATTTTTAAAACAGGAGTAATACAGGTGAATGGAAAGACATATTTTCCACATGAATTTATCCGATTTTTGAGAAATACAAAAGACGGGATAGAAGGGGAAAGTGTTGTAAAACAAAATGCAAAGCTGATGAGTGTAATGTATAATTCTCTGAAGTATGAAGAAAATCTTGTACTGACAGGCGGAAATAAAAAAGGATTTGTAAAGTCAGCGAAAAAACTCTCACAGGAGGCGATTGATGCGTTGAAAAACGCATGGAGAAAACTCTATCGAAATAGCTCTGAAAACGTTGTTATTTTAAATGACGGATTAGATTTTAAAGAGTCTTCGAATACGTCGGTGGAAATGCAGTTAAACGAGAACAAACGTACAAATGGAGATGAAATTTGTAAAATATTTAATGTTCCTCCTTCATTGACAACCGGTAACCTGAGTGAACAGGATGAAAAATCACTTATAAAATATTGTTTAAATAACGTATTAGGCGAGTTTGTAACCGCTTTAAATACAGCATTGCTTTTGGAGTCTGAAAAAGGTTCCTATTTTTTTGCGCCAGATATGTACGAACTTACAAAAGGAGACATCGAAAAACGTTATAATGCTTATCAGTCTTCCATAAGTTCGGGATGGATGCAAATTGACGAGGTGAGAAAAAAAGAAAATATGGCTCCTCTAGGTCTGGATTTTGTAAAATTGGGACTGCAAGATGTTCTGTATAATACAAAAACGCAGACAGTATATACGCCTAATACAGACAAAACCGCAAGTGTAAAAAGAGAAGGAAAGGCAGGTGAGAAAAATGAAGGTAGAAATAAGGAGTGACAAAGTAGTAATTGATGGATATGTAAATGTTACAGACAGATACAGTAGACCGCTTTCAGATGGGAAAGGCGGTTTTTTTATTGAAAAAATTGAACAGGGAGCTTTTAAAAGAGCCATTGAACAGGCAGAAGAAATAAAATGCCTATTAAATCATGACTGGAACAGAGTGCTGGGAAGCACGAAAACAAATATGAAATTAAAAGAAGATATCATAGGGTTACGTGCAACCATTGAAATTACAGATCCGGAAGTGATTGAGAAGGCAAAGCAGAAAAGATTGAGAGGCTGGTCTTTCCGCTTCTATAAGCCAAAAGACAGCGAAGAAACCAGAAGCGATGGCATACATACAAGAAGCATTTCAGAATTTGAAATGGATGAAGTTTCTATTATTGATGAAAGGATGCGGCCTTGCTATGAGTCTACTACGGTAGAAGCAAGAGGAGGAAGCGGAGAAGAAATTACTTTTGAGGTAAGAGCAGAAGAATTTGATGTAGAATACGCTGAAAATGAAAAAAGAGCAAAATATGATAACTCAGCGTTGTTAAAACTTATTGAAGAATTGAGAGGAAAAGAAGATGAATAAGACAAAGAAATTATTTGAACAGAGAGCAGAGAAAATGAAAAAATTGCAGAAACTGTATGAAACAGTAGAAGGCGAGCAGAGAGCCATTACAGAAGAAGAACAGAAGGAAATTGATACATTAGAAAAAGAAATCCGTTCTATTGATGCTACTGTGGAGGCGCTGAATAAGGCAAAAGACATTCTTGGAACAAAAGAAAAAGAAGGCGAAAAAGCAGAGAGAGCAGAAGTAGAGGAAAAGCAGTTTGCTGATTATGTTCTCGGAAAGGCTGCGGAATTAAGAGGCGGAGAACAGAATGTAACCATGGGAAATAACGGGGCAATTATTCCCACTACGATTGCGGACAGGATTATCAAAGCCGTTAAGGATAAATGCCCTATTTTAGCAGGAGCTACTATGTACAGTGTAAAAGGAGTATTGAAAGTTCCGGTATGGGGCGACGCAGATAGTCACAACATCAAAGTCGGATATCAGACAGAATTTACAGAACTTACGGCAGACTCCGGAAAATTTACATCTGTGGATTTGGGAGGATATCTTGCAGGAGCATTAACTCTTATTGGAAAATCCGTAGAAAACAATGCAGCGTTTTCAGTTGTAGATTTTATTGTAAATCAGATGGCGGAAGAAATTGCAATCTGGATTGAAGGACAGTTATTAAACGGAACGGGTTCAGGACAGGCGCAGGGAGCTTTGAATGCAAAGAATAAAGTAACGGCAGCAGGACAGCAGGTGATTACAGCGGATGAACTGATTGATTTACAGGCAAAAGTAAAACAGGTGTATCAGGCAAATGCTTGCTGGACCATGCACCCAGATACATTTACAGCAATCCGAAAGTTAAAAGATGGAAACAATAGATATTTATTGCAGGACGATGTGACCGGAGAATTTCCATACAGGCTTCTGGGAAAACCTGTGCATATTTCTGATAATATGCCAAAATTAGAGACATCTGCGAAAGCAATCCTCTATGGAGACTATTCAGGACTTTCCGTGAATTTCAGAGAAAATATTTCCATTGAAATCTTAAGAGAGAAATATGCGACACAACATGCTATTGGTGTTGTTTCATGGTTTGAATTCGACTCTAAAATTACAGATGAACAGAAAATTGCCGTATTAGAGATGGGAGCATAAAAATGGTGATTAGGGCGCTGGTGAGTTTTGTTGGAATTGTGTGCATGACAGCAGGGCAGGAGCAGGACGTTAAGTCCTCTCTTGCTAAAAATTTAATTAAATGTGGGTATGCAGAGAAAGTGGTGAAACAAAATGAAGATAAGCCAAATAAAGATAAGTGATATGTGTAATCACATTAGGGAAATAGAAGAAGAACTTGATGAAGAAGACTTGAAGCTACTGGAAACAATGAAAAGGGCAGCTATAAGATATTGTTGCACATATACAGGATTAAAAGAGGAAGAACTTGATAAATATGAAGATATTACAGTTGCATTTCTAATGTTAATTGCGGATATGTGGGACAATCGCGCGGCTCATTCGGATAAACTACAACATCATTTTCTTGCGAATGAAATACTTTCTATGCACGCAACAAATTTAATCCCGTCAGGAGAGGTATAATGCAGGCAGGAGCATATAAAAACAAAATTGAAATACAGAAAGTCGATAATACATACGACAACGTAGGAAATCCAAAACAAACATGGAAAAAGGTTCATGAAGGCTATGCTTATATCAACGGGCTATCCGGGAAGGAATATTGGGAAGCTGCCAGCATACGGCAGGAAAACACTTTGGAATTTGTTTTTCGATGGAAAAAGTTTTTTGATGAAATGGATACAACGAGATATCGATTGCGATTTAATGGAAAAATATACAATATCCATTCTATTGATAATATCCAGTTCAGAAATAAAACGGTAAAGATTAGGGCGGTGTGTCATGGGAACAAATAATTTAACGGACAAGGTAATGAAAGAGCTTGATAAGTTCAAGGAGATAGAGACTGTCACGATGATGCAGGTAGCCGGAAAAGTGGCGAGGGATGCAAGAAAAAAGCTTATAGAAACTTCTCCACGGGGAAAAGGAAAAAAACATTATGCAGACGGGTGGAGTGTGAAAAAGAAAAGAGTGAACAGCAATAAATTTGAGATTGAGGTTCATAATAAAACAAAGCCATCATTGACACATTTACTTGAAAACGGACATGCTTTAAGGCAGGGAGGGAGAGCACCAGCAATTAAGCATATAAAGCCCGTTGAAGAATGGAGTAATGATGAATACTTAAAAAGACTGGAAAAAGAACTATGAAGATAGAAGAAATGGTAGAATTTTTCAGAAGCCTTTGCCCTATTGCGTATAGAAGCTTTCCAGAAGGTGGAGCACTAACATTACCTTATTTTGTTTATTTCGTTGATGGAGATACGACATTTCGTGCGGATGGAAAAGTATATGGAGAATGGCCGGATATCACTTTGGAACTATATACGGAAGAAAAGGACTTTGCGTTGGAAAATAAAATAAAACAGTATTTCAAAGAAAATGAAATTGTGTATGAGCATTATGAAAATTATGTAAGCAGTGAAAAAATGTTAAAAAACACTTTTGAATTTACACTATAAGGAGAGATGAAAATGGCAGGAGAAAATAAAGTAAAATTTAATATTAAGAATGTGCATTACGCAAAAAAGACGGCGGATAAACAATATGAAAAACCAACTCCAATACCGGGTGCTGTATCCGTTTCCTTTGAACCAAAAGGAGAGATGACACCATTTAATGCAGATGGAATTGTTTATTATACTTCATCGGCGAACAACGGGTATGAAGGAGAAGTGGAAGCAGCGTTAATTCCGGATAGTTTCCTGAAAGATATTTTAGGAGAAAAAGCTGATAAAAATCAGGTTCTTATCGAAAATGCAGAAGTCCCAACAGTAGAATTTGCATTAGGATTTCAAATTGACGGAGATATAAAACCAACGCTTTTCTGGTTTTATAATTGTACAGCGTCACGTCCTACATTAGCATCAAAAACAAACGAAGAGACGAAAGAACCTTCCACGGATACATTAAAACTTACGTGCAGCGCATCCGCTGATGGAACTGTAAGAGCAAAAGCGCCAGCCAGTGCGTATGATGCAGTGAAAGACAAATGGTTTACAAAAGTATATTTGGCAGATGCAGAATTAGGAGGATGAAATGAGAAAATCATTAAATATTGGAGGCGTAAAGTGCGAATTCAAAACTTCGGCAGCAATACCAAGAATGTATCGAATAAAATTTGGACGAGATATTTTTGTAGACATGCAGAGGTTAAAAAAGCAGGTAGATGAACAAGAGAAGACAAAAGAAGAACTGAGGAAAAAAGCAGAAGCAGAAGAAAAAGAATTTGATGAAAGCCAGTTTGAAAGCCAACTTCCTATCGACTCTCTTGAAATGTTTGAAAATATTGCATTTTTAATGCACAAGCACGGCGATCCGGAACAACCAAAAGATATCAATGAATGGTTAGAGCAGTTTGAAACATTTGATATCTATGAAATTTTACCGGAAATTTTGGAAATGTGGAACTTGGAAAATAAGCAGAAATCCACACCAAAAAAAAGGAAAGGGAAATAGATAGAGAGGTTAATACCGCATTGTTTTTACTTAGGTGTACACAATGCGGTATTTCTATTTCTGATTTAGACCTCTTAAGTATCGGTTTAGTAAATGACATGTTTATCGAAATGAAAAATGATGAGTATGAATATCCAAGATTGGCTACACAGGAAGATATAGATCGATTATAGAAAGGCAGATATGGGAAAGAGAGTAAAGGGCATTACGATTGAATTAAATGGTGATGCAACAGGATTAGATAAAGCCTTAAAAGGTGTAGAAGGTACACTTAAGAAAACGGAAATATCTTTAAAGGATGTTACAAAACTGCTGAAATTAGATCCGAAAAATACTGTTCTCCTGAAACAAAAACATGATTTGTTACAGAAATCTATCGTAGAGACAAAAAATAAATTGAAGCAGTTGAATGAAGCGAACAAACAAGTGTCAGCTTCTTATAAAAATTATGATAAATGGAAGGCGGCCTACGAACCTAT